CATGAGCATGATGATTGGCAATGCGAGCAAGATCATCAAACAGGTGGTGGGCTCCATCGACGCCAACGTCATCAGCAAGCTCATTGAGCGGCTGTACTACTACAACATGCGCTACAGCGATGACCCCGACTTGAAGGGGGATGTGAACGTTATTGCCCGTGGGGCCATGTCGCTCGCCGTCAAGGAAGCCGCGCAGGTTCGCACCAACGAGTTCTTGCAAGCCACCGCTAACCCCATCGACATGCAGATTGTTGGTATGGAAGGCCGTGCGGAGTTGCTGCGCCAAGCCGCCAAGCGACTCGATGTGAACCCCGACAAAGTTGTGCCGCCCGTCCAGATCATCAAAGAGCGTGCGGCGATGGCGCAGATGCAGATGATGCAGCAGCAAGCCATGATGGCCCAGCAGTCACAAGGCGCAAATGGGCAGGGGGTGCAACCTCAGAACCCTCCGGGGAGTCCAACGGGTAATGACCAGACGCTAGAAAACGGCGCACCCGTGTCAGATCACTTCTCTCCGAGTTGACCTATGAGCCTCATCAAAATCAGATTCAAGCGAAATTACCCCCGACGAATACGCTACATGCTGTTCGTTTCCAGCGTTGAGCCCCTGCGCCTGACGATTGGCCTTGGCTCGCTGCTGTGGGCGGCGCTACTGATGTGGCCGGGAAACACATTTGCGCGACCTGTGTATCACTACATGGGCGTGATTGGGCCGGAAGAAGCGTGGGCGATTGCCCACCTGATTCACGGCGTGACAGCGGTGTTTTCCATGCTCACAGGAGCAAAGGGCAAGCTCATTTGGTTTGCCGACCCGATTCTTGGCTGCGTTGTCTGGACGAGTAGTGCGATTGCCATGATGGCATCAGTGTCCCCACTCCCTGCGGCCATCGCGCCCCATATTGTCAGCGCCGTTGTGTCTTGGTGGTTGCTGGTACGGTATCAAGGAGATTCCCGCGATGGCGATTGAAGTAGTGCCGAGTACATCGGCGGAATGGGTTGGGCTGGTTGTGACGGGGTTGCTCGGCACCGCGTACTACACCCGCAAGTTCGTCACCAAGTTTGCAGAGGAAGCGGCTGCTACTGATCGCGCTCGCGCAGAGAGTGATGTGGTCAAAGTGCTGCGTGAAGAATTGCGCCGCTTGAGTGACTACAACAAAGAACTGCATGAGGACTTGAAGACTCTGCGTGAGTCGGTGGATGACCTCAACAACGAGATTTCATCGCTGCGCTTGGAGAACAGCAAGCTCAAGCATCGCATCGAGGAACTGCTTGACTGCGACTGCAACAAGCCCACCACCTACGACGATGAAGGAGAGCCTGAATGAGACTCACGCCGCACTTCACACTCGAAGAACTCACGGTGTCGCAGACAGCAGCGAGAAAGGGGATGAACAACAGCCCCCCGGAGATTGTGATGCCCGCACTGAACCGGCTCGCGGAAGGCTTGGAAACCGTCAGGGCGGTGCTGGGGGAGCGGCCTATTGTTGTCACGAGCGGCTACCGCAGTCCCGAGGTCAACGATGCCATCGGCGGCTCCAAAGGCAGTCAACACATGCGCGGCGAGGCCGCAGACTTCATCTGCCCCGGTTACGGCACGCCCCGAGAGGTCTTCACCTACCTCGCTAAGTCCGTTGTCAACTACGACCAAATCATCTTGGAGTACGAGCGCTGGGTACACATCAGTTTCTCGTCAAACCCTCGACGCAAGGCGTTGGTGATTGATGGTGATGGCGTTAGCGAATACTCCATAAAGAAAGGCGGTTGATATGAGCTTAGACCCGGTATCTGCGATTTTGAACATTGGCAGCAAGGTCATTGACCGACTCTGGCCCGACCCTGTTCAGGCGGCTAAGGCCAAGCTCGAACTCATCAAGTTGCAGCAAGACGGCGAGTTTTCGCTTGTCGAAGGCCAACTCAAGATCAACCTCGAAGAAGCCAAAAACCCGAGCGTGTTTGTCTCCGGCTGGCGTCCGTTCGTCGGTTGGGTGTGCGGCAGCGGCTTCGCGGTTCAGTTCGTTGTGGGCCCGCTGGCTGAATGGGCTGCGACTTTGGCCGGGCACCCGGTCAAGTTTCCTGACATGGACGTTGGCACCATGATGCCGCTGCTCGTGGGCATGTTGGGTTTGGGGGCGTATCGCTCATACGAAAAGGTGAACGGAGTCGCCGCTAAATGACCCCTGACAAAGAGTTGAAGTTATTCGCACACATTGGCGGCTACAACGAGTTCCTTGAGTGGCTGGACAGACAGCACGAGGACGCCGTGAAGTATCTCGTGGAAGCCCGCGACCCTGTAGCTATTCACCGCGCACAAGGCAAAGCCTTGTTTGTGGCTGATATGAAAAAGTTAGTGAGTAAGGCGCGAGAGTTGCGTTAAAGCAACAAACGTGTTAACTTACGCCGGAATTTTTAACCCACCACGCCAAACCCGTTAACGGGCGGCACGGAAAGGAAACACATGAGCACGCTTCCCAAGGCCATTCAACGTGAGGTTGAGCAAGCAGACGCCGCACAAGCCGCCATCCAACAGCAGGCGCAAGTCGCCTCTGAAACTGTTGTGACGGACGCCGCGCAGCTTGCCCCCGCGAACGAGCCCGGAGCGCAACAGCAGCAAGTTGCACCCGCACCCCAACCTCAACCGTCCGAGGACTGGCAGCAGAAGTACCGTTCTTTGCAGGGCATGTTCGCCCAAAAGACCGGCGAGTTGCAAGCTCAGAACAAGGCGTATGAGAGCCAGCTTATGCAGATGCAGCGTCAAATCGAGGCGCTTGCACAAACCCGTAAGCAAGATGAGGTCAAGGAGAAAACCGCTGCTGACCCGAACGATGTAGAGAACTTCGGTGCAGACTTGGTTGGAATGGTTCAGCGCTACGCGGAGCGAGTGTTCCGCGCAATGTCTGAGCAGTTTTCTTCCAAGGCGCAGGAGTTGGACGGGCGCGTTGTCGCGCTTGAACGTGAAGTGATGGGCGTGAGCCAGCGAACCAACGTGACGCTAGAGCAGCAGTTCTACGCCACGCTTGCAGCCATCGTTCCCGATTGGGAGCGCGTGAATGCAGACAACCGCTGGCTTGAGTGGCTGGGTGAGAGTGACCCTGTTTACGGGGCAACTCGTCAAGTTGCTCTGGACGCCGCTTATCAGGCACTTGACGCTCAACGAGTGGCTAACGTGTTCAAGGCGTTCAAAGCCACGCTGCCGACTACTAAACCCGCAGGTTCTCTCGCAAACCAAGTGGCCCCGAATGGAGCCGCCATTGCCGCACCCGCTGGCCCCGCTGCAAAGCAGTTGATTTCCAGTAAGTTCATAGAGAAGTTCTATGGCGATCTGGCGAAGGGCAAGTACAACGGGCGTGACGCAGAGGCGGCGCGTATCGAGGCCGAAATCAATACTGCCGCCGCCGAAGGGCGTATCCGCTAAAAAGGCGCGGCGAATTAGGAAACGATCATGGCAAACATTACCGCAGCAGCCGTAACCCCCGTATCGGGTGGTTATGCAACCACCCCCTCGTACTCTGGTACTTTCATCCCGACCATCTGGTCGAGCAAGATGAACCGCAAGTTCTATGCGGCTTCTACCTTTGCTGACATTTGCAACCGCGATTGGGAAGGTGATATCAAGAACCTTGGCGACAAGGTTGTGATTAACAACATCCCCTCACTGGTGATCGCTGACTACGTGGTTGGCACTAACCTGAGCTATCAGACTCCCACGCCCAACACGATTGAGTTGGCTGTTGACCGTGCCAAGTATTTCGGCTTCAACGTGAGCGATGTGCTGGAATATCAGTCGCAACCCGACCTGATGGATATGTTCAGCAACGACGCGGCTGAACAGATGCGTACCGTCATCGACTCTACCTGTATCTACCGCACGTTCAACCAAGGCGCTTCGGCCAACCGTGGCACAACTGCGGGTGTGAAGTCTGGTGCCGTGAACCTCGGCACTGACGCCGCCCCTTTGCAGTTCAGCGGCAACCCCGCTACCGTGTTGAACACTATCCTCGGCATGGCAGGCGTGTTGGACGAGCAGAACGTGCCTGACAGTGACCGTTGGCTCATCATCGACCCGGTGACTCGCACCTTGCTGATGCAGTCCAACCTCGGCCAAGCTCAACTGACGGGTGACGCGACCAGCCCGGTGCGTAACGGCTTGATCGGCAAGATCGACCGCTTCAACATCTACGTGAGCAACCAGTTGCCCACGGCTGCTGCGTCTGGTACGACTTGGATTTCTGGTGACGGCTCGGAGACTTCTGTGACCGCCACCACCAACGCCAACAAGCGTCGTACCATCCTCGCGGGCCACAAGTCGGCCATCAGTTTCGCCAGCCAGATGACCAAGACTGAGCAGATTCGCAACCCCAATGACTTCGGTGATTTGGTGCGCGGCCTGCAAATCTTCGGCCACAAGGTCACGAAGCCCGAAGCCTTGGCGATGGCTGTCGTGTATTAACGTGAAAACACTAGCCTATTTATAGGTTAGCTGGTAAAGTACGCCCGGTTTGTTCCGGGCGTATTTGTTTATAGAAAGTGCGACATGCCGACCATCACCGCGCAAACAATCTTGAACAAAGCAGCAATCTTGCTGCAAGACACCACGAACATTCGCTGGCCCACCACAGAACTGCTGTCTTGGCTGAATGACGGCCAGCGAGAAATCGCAGCGATGCGCCCGGATGTGACGAACATCACCGCAAGCGTGGCGCTCATCGCTGGCACGCGGCAAACTCTCCCCGCCGCAGGACAACAGCTACTCTCCGTGCGCCGCAACATGGGAACGAACGGCTCGACCCCCGGTGACGCCGTGCGTAAAGTCCCGATGGACTTGCTCGACTCGCAGCGCCCCGGGTGGCACTACGAGACTGCCACCGCCGTTGTGAAGCATTACGTCTATGACCCGCGCACCCCGCGCCTGTATTACGTTTATCCGCCTTCGCTTGGCACCACACAGGTTGAAATCGTTTACGACGCGCCGCCTACCTCTTTGGCCGCTGTGACCGATGTGATTTCACTTGATGACGAGTACGCAAACATGCTGTTGGAGTATGTGATGTTCCGTGCTTACTCCAAAGACCATGACCAGATCGGCAATGCGGAGCGGGCGATGGCCCACCGCCAACTGTTCGATTCCATGCTCTCGGCTAAGAACACGGTTGACAGCGGGCAACAAGCCGTTGTGAACGTCAAGGGGTAAACCGTGGCGACGGCGCTTTCTGCGTTCCTGCCTTACGTGCTGCCCCACGCGCCGGGCTGCACTGACCCGATGGCTGAACAAGTCATCAGGTCGGCTTGCATCGAGTTTTGCAACGACACCTTGCTGGTGCAAGAGCTTGTCACAACCTCGATGCTTGCCAATGTGCAGGACTACGATGTGGATGTGCCGTCAAACATGACGATGGTTCGTCTGCTGGGGGTCATGGTGCGTGACCGCTGGCTTGAAGGCGCGAGTCTTGAAACTGTGCGTTCTGCGCTTGCCCTTCGCGGTAATGTCGGTGGCGCGGTGGTTGTCACTGGCGAGCCCACGGCCTTCTTCCAAAAGACGCCTTCTGAGGCGGGGTTCAGTGTCTATCCAATCCCCGCTGACACCGTGGCTGATGCGTTCACGATTCGCGCTGCGTATGCGCCGACACGCACGGCGACCACCGTGCCGGATGTGCTTTTCAACGATTGGGTTGAAGAAATCACTGCGGGGGCTGTAAGTCGGTTGTTGCGCATGGCGAGTCAGCCGTTTTACGCGGTAGGCGCAGCAGATGCGTTCCGTTCCGAGTTTGATGTGGCGCTTCGCCGTGCGGGTATTCAAGCCCGCACCGGACTCGTGGCTGCGGCCTCTCAGGTGCAAGCAGTGAGGTTCTTCTGATGGCCGCGAAGTACAAGCTCACCATTGAGCAGGGCGCAACATTTCGCCAAGTGTTGACTTGGAAGGACGCCTCTGGCGCAGCCGTGAATCTGACGGGCTGCACGGGGCGTATGCAGGTTCGTTCATCCATCGACTCGCCCAC